TAGATTGGTGGATTAACACCTTGCATACGCAAGTTTAGTATAGTATACTATTTATGCTTTGTCAACAGGGATAATATATATTATAAAGTTTTTGATAAGATGAATCTGCTGGTTACTTTTGGATGTAGTTGGACATTTGGTGCTGGAAGTTGGTATGATAAACCCATGTCATTAGAAGAGTATAAGACAGTAAATAAAAAATTAGATAAAGAATATGAAAACAAGACCACTTTTCGTTCTCTTCTTGCTCAAAGACATGGTTATCATAATATAAATTTTGCATCAATGGGAAGTAGTAATCAAACTCAAATGAGAAGAGCACAGGAATATTTCAACACAGATGATTATAAGAAATATGATAATGTGATAGTGTTGTGGGGAATAACTTCCACTGCAAGAGGTGAGGCGTGGATAAAAGGTGACCCATCCTACAAATATAGCACCAAAGAACGTAGTAATATGAAAGGAGAATTCAAATCATTTATGTACACCTATAAAATTAGGTTGGCAGAAGAGATAAGAAATTTTCATTACGATCATGATGCAGAGGTAGGAAGATTAGAGACGCATATGAATCATTGGAATTCATACTTCAAATTGATAGGAGTGAAAAATTATTGGTTTGATTCATTCAATCATCATAATTATGATGTGCCATCTATGATATTTCGTCATGACAAACGCAGAGATCTCATGTCTAAGCTATGCAAATCCATGGGTAAGTCATATGATAATGATGGATATCATTTTTCAGTGTTTACACTAGATTGTGATAGACCTAATTACCTAAAGAAAAAGGGGATAGTAAATCCCCACTCACTACACCCTACAATGAAAGGTAATATTATGATCGCTGACATGCTTGATAAAGAGATATCATGGTAACATACTAAGAATTCTATCTGCTATTTGTTTATGACCTTCCTCATTAGGGTGTCCATTAGGTGCTTTTGAGTATCTTGCATGCTCTAGTTCAATATCAAATTTTAGATCAGTATCCCAATTGTTATTGGTCATCAAAATAAGAGGCACATTATTTACTTTACAATGATCCTTTATGATTTGATATATAATCCTCTCTTTTATACTACCATAATACTCACAATATATTTTATCATAATAATATGTCCAAAAATCTTCATGCTCACGCTGCATACCTTTACTCGGATGAATATAGCTAGGTTTTTTTCTTCTTGGTTTCCACGGTTTCCAGAGTTTTGTGTGTTGAATAGAAACTGTTCTCCACTCCTGATGAAAATACTCTGTCCTACTTGGATATGTCATCTGTATGATTGCTAGATCATATTTCGCAATGTCATTCTCTACAAACAAATGTCTCACTATACGTTCATTGCTTGCACCAGATCTTGATAAGTTATTTTCTTCTGCACCTATCTTTTCACAGACTAATCTACTAAACCTTTGAGATTCTCTCAATTCTTTTTCAAGTTCTCCACCCCAAGTCCAAGAGTCACCATCAAAGTATATTTTCATGGTAACATACTAAGAAGTCTATCTGCTATTTGTCTATGCCCTTCTTCATTAGGGTGACCGTCAGGTGCTTTTGATATCCATGGTTCATCAAAACAAAAATCAAACTCAAGATCAGATGATTGTCTTCTCCCTAACATGATCAATGGAACACCATATGCTTTACAATGACTTTGTATTGCAACTTGGTACATCTTTTCATTACTCAAAAAGAATTCATCATCATGAATTCTGAAATAATTTCTCCAAAATTCATTCTCTACTTTCTGTGGTGCTAAAGTATTTTCTAACCATAATTTACTAGAGGGTTTACATTTCTTACATGGTACCATAACTCTCTCCCACTTTCTGCCATTATGATATTCAGTTCTCCATCTCGGTGTCATTTGTATAATCGCATAGTCAAATTCTGAGATGTGATTCTTACTCAATAAAAGTTGTCTAACAATACGATGATTGTCACCACCACCCATGGATATGTTGTACTCTACTGATCCAAAATGATCAGATAATAATCTAGAGAATCTTGTTTTATATCTGTTTTGTAATTCTGCACCGTTCATATCAGAACCACCGTCAAAGTATATTCTCATAATAGTTTCAAGATATCATTCAAAATTATTTGATGAGTGTCAGCACCCATATAATATCCACTCTTATAGTCCTTTCCTTTTTTATATATCAAGTCAACTGGCACATAAACTTCCTTATCTGAGTGCATATACATTATTATATGTTTATGATTTTTTAATATAGATTTCATGGATGAGAAGCATGTTTGCTCATCTATTTTACCTTGTTCCTCAGTGTATACATTTCTAAAATAATGAAGGTAATGTTTTATCATCTCTCTTTTTTCATTGCTCACATTATTGATAGTATATTTCTCTTTGTGTGGTCGATGAAAAGTAGGCACGTCATTTAAAGATATGACATCACCACGCCATATTGTATAAAGGTCAATGAATTTATCGTGTTCTTTTTTCATCGTAACATAATCTATATCTAATTGATCAGAGTCTCCTAATATTTTGGGGAAATTTCTCCATTGATATCCAATTGATACCCAACTTCTCTCTACTATATCATAGTATTCAAACCTATTTCTCTTCGTCATTTGTATAACAAACAGATCAAAATCAGATAAATTATGTTCTAGTAAATTTCTTACGATTCTTTTATTATTACCATTTCTTTGTGCGAGACTATATTCTTCAGCACCTAATTTTTCACACAATAACTTAGGGTATCTCTTATCAACACGACCAGTGCGAGAGTATCCACCAGTTTTTGCACAACCATCAAAGTATATTTTCATCGTAGTGTAATCCTTCATTGCCATTTTGTGCTATGACATCCATTCTTTTATCATCCTCATCCCATACATCTTCACTCTTAGATTTGTATTGCCACTCTGTTGTATGTCCTACACTCCACTTCTCAGAGTTCTCTACCTGATAATTTTGAGAACACACCTCAAAGTCTGGTGTCTTAGTGCTCTCTGGTATCAAACTCATATCTCTCCACTGTATTCTATTGTTAGGTTGTGCTGCAAACTGTCCATTGTCAAGTGCAATGATGTTGAATGACTTGTGCTCTGGATCATCCTGACTGTAGTTTGTATTCAATGTGGATGACTGTGCATGGCAATTGTCTATAGTAAAACAGTACTGTCCGTCATGCATCTGTCTGTCCTTACCAAAGAAGGAGCAGCGATTGAGAAGTGGTTTCTCAATGACAGTTAGATCATAGTCAAAGCAATCCCATAACTGTAGAGTATCAAGGGGAAGTAGTTTGTCTGGATCGTAGTCTTTTTTCCATAAGAAGGCACTGAGTGGTAACTTATCAAACAATGCACCGTAGTCTGTCAATAGTGTTTCAAAGTATAGTGCTTTGTGCTGCACACTCTTGACTGAGATCCATGTGCCTGGTGTTATCTCTCCATGACCTTTTTGATGGTCGTATAAGAATTCTTTTCTCACATACACCGAGTACGGTGGTAAATTATGAATCAAAAATGACATTACCTTTTCAAATTAGATTGTACATCCTCTAATGTTTTCCTCATGTTGTTGAAGATCGTAGACAGATCTGTGTCGCCAAAACCTAACTCTTTTGAATGAGATGCGATGTAATCTTTCATCTTCTTGGCATCAGGATCATCTGTTAGAGACAGTCTAGTCCACATAATCTGCTGTCTTTCGAGCAACTCCATGACAGTATCTATGTGCTCAACTTTTGCCTCTGGACTCATCATAGGGAACTTTAGTATAACATCATACAATTCTTTTTGTAAACATGTAATCTCTTCCATCTCCCTCTTGACTGTTTCAGAGTCAAAAAATTTACTCATACTTTCCCCCGATCTTATCTATAAGATACTGTCTGTACTTTTGTTTGTCAATATTTAGAAATGGTATGTACTTCCTGATCTTCATACCAATCACCTTCCACACAGGGTCTTTCAATTGTTTGTCATAGTCTTTACAGTAACCAAATAGTTTTTCGTACACACACATCTCCTCGGCACTTATGTTACCTGCAAGATGTTCTTTGAGTATGGGTGGATGACCCTTGGAAGCATCAAAAAACTCATCGTATGTGTATTGTGCCATCAATTCTTCAGAGTTTTGTTTGAATTGATAGAACATGCTTTGCTGTCTCTTCTGCCACTGTCTGTACACACCCTCACCAGACCTGATGATGTTGCCTATCCATAATCCTTCTGGATTATCTGTGTCTACAAAGTTTGCAAGAAAGAAATCTCTTATCTCTTCGTCCTTATACTTTCTTGACATCTTTTCAAAAAAGTATCTGTCTTTTCTTTTGTAAAAAGAATCAATCTTTGCTCTTGATTTACCACCATACTTGTGGTAGTCATACTTCTCTCTAGTAAAGTGATTCTTGTATCCAAGATACTCCTTGTAAGTATCAAAGGGTGTCATAGGTTTTTTGAGCATGACAATTAGATAGCAAGGAACTTTGCCCTTGATGTTCTCTTCAAATAATTCAAATTCATTGCATTACCTTTCAACTTTTCTTTCATTGGTTTGGTAATGAGTTTAGAAACAGATTCTATTTCAATACTGTTCTCTTCACAGTAGTGACAGATCGCCTCAATGTAGTTCATGTCTACATTGTTTTGAACTAAGTTCTCAATGTCATTTGTAAATTTATCTTGGCATAAGAACTTGTTCTTTAGAACCGCCCTCATTTCATTTTTGGTTGCCATTTAGTTTGTCCTCCACAAATTTTTCAATGTACTTGACTAATAGTTTCATATACTTCATCTTATCATACTCTTCGTAAACAGTCACCTCCCCATTCTCACAGGTCATGAGAATAACAAGTTTCTTTACAGGTATATCCGTCAGTTCATAAAACATACAGGCATATGCTGCTGCCTGTACAAAATAATTCTCTATCCACTCCCTCGGTTTGGGTTTCGCAGCAGTTTTAAAATCGATGATTGATAATTCACCATTATATTCTGCAATACAATCAACAGTTCCAGCAACACCCAACTCGTTACTGTATAAACTTTTCTCTAGTGCGTATATATTATTTATATTTTCTAAAGATTTTTTTGCTTGAGTGAAAAGCATTTTAGTGCTAGGGTTATCCAACACAACCTGTTCATTCAAAAGATGTTTCTCTATCAACTCATGTGTGGCAGTGCCTCTAGTAGTAGCACGTTTTGTAATTCTGTTTGCCTCATCTTCACCAACTCTCTTCCTCCAATCAACAAAGATGTGTTTGTTGAAGTGTGAAGTTACCGATGTGATGGACACCATCGGTCTGTCATTAACATTGTAGTATCGAACTCCATCAATACTCTTCCTAGTCAGGGTAGGAAGATCACATTCTACATGATTGAACATTACATACCTAGTTCTATTTTTGAGGTGATGTAACTCTTGACTAGACCAGACCTAACGATGTCATCCATACCAAATT